ATGATCTTAAAGACTTCTTCGATTTCTTCATGAGTAGGTTCTTCCCAAAAGACTACAGAGTTATTAGATTGACTACGATGAGGAGTATCTCTAAGGTTATCCTTAGCTCTGGCAAACTGTTTCCACTCAGGAGTATTGTGATACACCAAGGCTATCTCAGCAGATCTCCTGCTACTTAATACAGTACCTAACCAGTTCATTACATCCAAGATATCCATCTTAGACAGGAGCTGACCTGATTTCTTATTTAGAATCTGAACGATAGCTGAGTACGCTTTAGAGATGGGTCCATCCCCTGAGCTGATCCATCCATACCCACTGAGTCGTAGTCCTGAGGGTCTAAGCTGCGTGAGATCGAGCACGAGCTTTGTAGCTTTCCCTTTGAAAGCCAGAAGCTTGCCGATACTCTTTGCCCATGCTTCAGCGGAGTCTCCAATTGTAATAGTCCAAACCCCGGTATCGGCATCGAAAGATTCTCTACTTCCTTCATGTCCCCCCTTCTTAGTACGCTTACTCCTGATAACTTCAATGTCTTCAATGGGCTTGGTAAAGCCTGATAGTGTTCCGACAACAGGTGTGAACCCAACTCCACACCCCTGTAACAAGAGCCACAAAGAGTCAACAACATCATGTATCGTCTCCACTTTTAAATGAGCACAATTAAACTGACTAGCTTCCCTCTTCTTAGCTACATCAGTCCCACCTAACCATAAGGTTCTACCTGATACCATGACCTTACGTTCTAACAAGAGCTGACGTAGTTCCTCTAGCTCATCATCATAAAAAGTATAACCTTTTCCATTAGAATCTGGAGTAGCTCCAGAAGCTCTAGCCCACAACCACTTCTGGTGTTCAATAACTCTATCTATAGTTTGTTCCCAAGTCTCATAGGTTTCATCCTTGTCATCTAAAGGTCTACTGTAAGTTCTCCTCGTGATAACTTGTGCTCTAACAGAAGGTCTATTCATACACACTCCTCTAAGGCAGGGGGTTTATAATTTTTACCTTTCAATACTTTTCCATGTTCACACTTGGTAAAAGGATACTTGCTCATGTTGGATTTATGTACGAGGTTGTATGCTTTATCAAAATTCAATCCAAAAGAAACAGCAGTTCCTTTGAGAACATATACTACATCACACATTTCTTTCAGGAAATCCTGCATTAATACATAGAGTTCCGCTTGATCTATGTTTCCTTCCAACTGAAAGCCAGCTTCAGCCAGCTCCTGCACCTCTCCAAGTATCAACTTCATTCTAAATTCAAGGAGTTCTTTACTGAATGGCTGATCAATAGCCAACTCCATTTTCTCATGAAACTTTTTTACTTTTTGCATTATACCTCTCCTCTTTAATCAGTTCTAAATAACGGATGGCTTTATCAATATCTTCTGCACCACCCTTCATGTCGTGCCTTAGTGTATACTTTATCACATTGCCCTCAGCATAAGGAATATTATTCCTCATAATAAAACTGATTGGCTCTATATCATACCTAGCATAGTAGTCAGGGGATACATTTTCTTTAATCATATTATAAACCTTTACATTTTTGTTGAAGGAGTCCATAAATTAATTTCCTCTTTGTTAAAATTATAATCTTTAGTTCTTAAAATTCTAGCAACTCTAGCTTGAGTTAAAGCATGATCTTCAGTCAACCCTGCTTTCTCATAAGCATCTTTAATCGTTTGCCACTTAACTCCTTTAGTTAGAAGGAGTTCCGTAGCTCTCTTCGGTCCTATTCCTGGACACCCTTTGTAATTATCTACTGAATCTCCTGTTAAAGTCTGGTAGAAAAACATATGATCCGCAGTCTTCTCATCAATAACTTCAGTGACCTCTGAATCTATGTTGTAGTACTCACAAGGAATCGTAAGCATATCCTTATCGATAGAAATAATTATGTTCCTGTCAAACTCTCCATCAGTAGCAAGAATACCCAAGACATCATCAGCTTCTAACATAGGCTGAGTCTTGGTAGAATAGTTTTCTTTGAGATAAGTCTCCAGATGATTATACCCTAGAGGCTTCTGACTACCTTTTCGGTTTAACTTATAATCTGGGAAAATTTTTCGTCTAAAATTATTTGCTCTATCTGAAAAACAAATAACAGTAGTAAACTCTTTTCCTTCTCCTAACTTCTCCTGCCAATATTCAATCATGGTCTTGGCCTGAGCTTTTAACTCCTCTACATTAGTAGCTGTTGTTAAAATCCCATCATCCCAATGAACCACTGTCTGTACTGCCCAACAGGTTTTGTATGTAAGGATGTCTCCATCTATCAATAGTCTCAAAGTACCCATAGTAATCTCCCATCTTTAAATGTTCTTGGTAGTGACACTCGTCACATAAATATTTACACTTCAATGATTCTTGTAATCCTAATATAAAATTATGTTGACCTATCCTAGAAATTCTGAATCTTTTATTTTTTGGATTTGTATGGTGAAAATGTAAAGATCTTTTTAAATTTATAATACCACAATGTTCACAAGTAAAATTTCTTAGTAAACCTAAAATATACATTCTTACTTGATATCTATACGCATCATATCCAGTTTTCTTTCTTGTGTAAGGGTTTTTAGAAAGTAAAAAACCTTGAAATCCTTTACAAAACTTTGTAAGCTTATCAAATGTGTCAATGTGTTTCAGCCCAATTTCTCCCAATTTTAGACGTTCCACTAAGAGGGCATCCAAATTCATAGTAGTCTCCAGCTCTCGTAATTGCTTGTTCCGCTTCCGGTCCGATAAATTTTTTGGCATACAGCTCCTTACATTCAATTTGAAATTCATCGTGGATGTTAGCTACAAACTCATAGTCCTCTCCAGGTTCTAACCCTAACAATTGTAACCGTTTATCCAAGAGAATCAGAGATGTTTTCATTAAGATAGCCCCTGCACTCTGAAGCAGGGTATTTAAAGCAGAATGTTCTGAACGTACATGGAGTCTTCTACCATCCAAGCCTATAAGGTGTCCTCTCCTACGGTAAGCTTGCTTGACGGCTTCAGTTAACTTAAGTAAACCATCAACACCATTCAACAACTTCATCCTAGCTTGTTTACCTCCGCGCATATTAGTTCCTAAGATCTGACCTAGCTTTTCATTTCCTGCTCCATATATAAAAGCGTAGAAGAATGTCTTGGCAGTATCTCGTGATTTTAAACCTACTAGTTTTTGATTAATAGAATGAATGTCAGTCCCTTCTTTTGAATTCCCTTCAACAGCAGCAGTAGCATACTTGCCACCATCATACTTCTTTAAGTATCCTGCTAGTGCTCTAAGCTCTAGGCCGTCAGCATCACACCCAACCAAGACCTTATCTTTGGAAGCTTTGAATAACTCCCTGCACTCTTTACCAAATGGACTGTAAACAGCAGGGACCTGAGCTAAGTTAGGAAAAGAATGAGTACATCTACCAGTAATAGCTCCATTGGTATTTACATTCCCAAAGATTCTCCCTTCTCTCTCTAGTTTCAGCCAAGCATTGTCACCTTCAGCTAGTTGAGATATTCTTTTAGACAGGAGGAAGTGATTGAACAGCTCATCACAACCTGGATATGGCAGGGACCTTAAGATTGTCTCATCAATTTTAGGTTTACCATTAGGAGTAAAGTCTTTCGGTTTCCAATCATAGTCCTTCTTAAGTTTATAACTTATATGATCTCTACTGTTAGGATTAAATTTTATTTTCTCTATCTTATTAAAACTTTCACCAGCAGTATAACCTTTAGCTTTGTTATCCTTCTTAGGAGTGAAGCTTCCCAAGTCCCTATACCAACTACCAAAGCGTTTCTTTAGCTTAGTACCTAGTTGTTCCTGTTGCTTGAGAAGGGCTACATAAAGCTCCTGTCCCTTCTTAACATCAAAAGAAAACCCATTCTCAATCTGCCTTTGGATAACATAAGCGAACTCATGCTCTAACTTAACAGCTTCCTCAGAGCACTCAGCTTCACATAGATGATCAAAAAGAGTAGAAGTAATAGCAACATCCCTAGCACAATACTCTGCCATCTCGTGGGTGAACGTAGACCAATCAGTATCCTCATGGTTGAATTCACCCTTCAGCATCCCTAACCTATAACCCCAAGCTTTTAAACTATGAGAACCATAGAGCTTAGTAGGAATATGTTTCTTCTTAACATCCAAAGTCATCATGTGAGAGTAAGCTAATCGAGACACCACGAGAGTATCACTTATCTTTGTCTCTTTACTAGGGACCCACCCCAAGAGTTTCTTTAGAACTGGTAGATCATAACCTAATATATTATGTCCTATCAAACTTTCAGCATCAGACATCAGCTCTAAGGCTTGTTCTAAATTATCATACTGGTCCTCATTAGCAAATACCTGAGAAGCTTGTGCCCCCTCTATAGTCATAGCTAAACAATGGATCTTGGAGACATCTGGAAGTAAACCATCAGTTTCTAAATCAAATATTATGTTCATATTTAAAAACCCTCATCAATATATTCACATTCTCTTAATCTGCCTGTCACTCTATCATAGTACAAACGTGAAGCAACTCCTGTTGAACTGCCTTTAAACCTTGCTTTGAGGATTCTAACAGTCGTTTCACCTTCCTCCTGTTGATTTCTTTCAAGTCCAACCACGAAATCGCTAAGTTGAGCGATGCTTCCGCTTCCCCTAAGATCATTAAGTGAGATTTGTCTACCATCTTCATGCCCCCTCCCATCTGGCGGTTTTCTTAAGTGAGATACAATAAATATTCCTATGTTTACTTCTTCTGCAAGGGATCTCAACTTGGTCATCAAGTTATCTATTAATCTTCTTTCATCCCCACTCTCGATACCACTAACCATAATAGAAATATGATCAACGATGATCCAAGAAACATTACAACTCCTAGCCAAGTACCGAATGCGGTTGGAGAGAACATCCCCATCCATACTTCCCCAATGATCATATAAAAAGAGTCTCCCTGTATTTAATGTTTTTTCCCATATATCTCGTAAAAATTTTTCCTCTAAATTATCCTTCAGGTGAAGCATTTCATTGGCTTCAATAGACATGAAGTCAATGGCTGCTTGGCGTACAGATTCTTCAAGAGCAATATAACCAATTGTTTCTCCTTTTGAGAGAAAGTATGATGCAATTTCCTTAACAGCGGTAGATTTTCCAGCTCCTGTCCCTGCACAAAACGTAACGAGTTCACCTTTTCTAGCTCCTAAAGTAAGGTTATTAAGACCCTGCCAAGGATACTCCATATCAGCAGCTTGCATAGGAGTATTTACCAGTTCCCAAGTATCCTCACCAGCGATAATTCCATCCGGTCTATAAACTGAGGCCCTGAACATAGCATTAACCATGTCAGCTCCGCGATTAGCTAAGAGCATCTCATTAGGATCTTTAAGTGGTAGGGATGCTATCTTACATTTTCCAGGTGGAAACAGCTCTGCTACCTTACGAGCTGCATTGTTTCCTTGAGAGTCATTGTCAAACATTATGATTATTTCTTCAAAACTACCTAACAACCACTCCAAGTCTTTAGCTATAGCTTTACAAGCTGATCCTACACCATTTGGGATGGATACTACAGGGTACTGACAACGCTGGAACTCAGCTACAGATAAGGTATCTATCTGCCCTTCTGTTATGACAATACGTTTGCCTGAAGTCCAGCATTGTTTCCCCCATAAACCTAGATCTCTAGTTTCCCCTAAAATAGGGAAGTCTTTATCTTTAGTTCTTAACTGTTGAGCTATGAGTTTATTGTCCTTGTCAAAATAAGGAGCAATATGAACCTTTTTATTGTTA